ATTTGGTTTTATGGCCTGGGGTTCGCTTTGGTTTATTATATCCGGAGAATCTTTCTCCTGCTTTTTCAACTGACATGTAGATTCTCCTTTAACTTCTACAACTAGCGGACTCTTATATTTATTACGAGGTTTATAAGAGTATCCTTTAAATTTAATAATTAATTTTTCCTGGTCATCCATGCTGATGCACCCATATATGCACCTACAATGCCGGCACCTGATATATAAAATAAATTACTTATATCGCTTAATGCTTCTATGCGCTCTATTGATACAAAAGGTAAAAACATACTAAATGTAAATACACCCATTGCTATTAAGGTACCAGTTGCCATACGTCTTTGTGCACGTTGCTTTCTTAAAGCAGTTTCAGTTTCTTTTATTTCTTTCAAATGCGCTAGCTCCTCATCACTAACAATACCGTCACCATCCATATCATATTCATTATATTTACTGTTGTTTTCCAGGGATTTTCTCATAGTAAGCCTCACGTATCTCTTCAATAGTTCGTTTACAACCAATACAAACATTATTATTATCTAGCTTGCATACTTTTATACAAGGTGTTTTATCATTTGTTTCCATAAGAGTATCCTTTAAAAGCGGCGGATTTATCCCCTACCTCCGCCAGGGTAGTGAGGACACGGGAACTTTAAAGCCACTGAGTAAGTTCTTCAGTCTCATTAGAAAACTTCTGAGACCAAGGAACTTTATTAACAGTAAGCTTATCATAGTGTGTTCGTAATGTTTCAAGAGCAATTGCTGTAGCCATAACTGTATCATCATGACAACCAGAAGCGGCTTCAGTCTTACCTGAATCAGTACTAATATAATCTTTCAGTTCTTGTATCATTACCTTTGAAGGTATCCAGATATCATCATTCTCAATAGCATTCTTAAGATTACCAATAATATGAGGCTTAGTTACTTGAGTTGTTCTAAATCCAGGTACTGTGCCTTCTTCTTTCGAAATCGAAGAGATTTTAGTTTGCTTATATAAATTAATGTAATTCATCTGAGATAATCGAGATAGAGTGGCGACGCCCATAGAATTACTTTCAACAGTGAGCAACGCATTATTATAGTATCTACCTAAATAAAATAGTAGATCTCCAAATTTACTAGGATCTAAATGGTTATCTCTGAACAAACCAATTATTTTTCTTTCTGTATTTAATACTACAGCTGTTGAATAATCTTGACCTACCCCTAAAGCTACATCAGCAGCTACTATATAATTGCTATCCCAATCAGGATATTCCCATATATGTAGCTTACCTTCATTAGAAGGCTCCCATGTTGTAGCAAAGTAATCAAAGTTCATTTTCTTTTCAGGTTCTATAGGTATTAACTTAGCAGTTTTCTCAGGATCAAATACAGATGAACCTGCTGTAATAAATGCTTCATCAGGAGATGCCGGGTATTCCTGGCGGAATTTTAATTCCCCACCTTCAGCAATCTTCAACCGACGCCAGTAAAGCTGACCATCATTTAGGTCATACTGCTCTACTAGTAGATCTTCTTCTGAAGACCGTTCAAACCCTTCCGGAGGTTCTCTCCAATACTCTGAAGTATTAAACCACGGAAGAAATAATGGGAGATAATCGTTTTCTCCAGCTATTGCACCTTTCCATAATCTATAGAATTCACCTTGTGCACCATTAGCAGTTGATTCAATAATAACTTCTGTACCAGGTGATTCAGATATACCCTGGAACAAACCAGCTAATATCTTCTCATCATGTGTCCAGAACGCAACCTCTGACAAATGTGCAACAGTCGGTGTTGTACCCCTACCAGCTTCAGGTGAACCAGCAGTATACAATCTATAGGAACCTACTGGTCTTTCACCAGCAGCATCCTTAGGAAAGTGTGGAGCCGATATAACAATCTCTTTAGCATTAGACTTAACTTCATTAGGTCTAAAGTTAGGATTCATATTCCTAATAATGTTACGACTCATAGTAAACAGGGCATCTGAAGTCGCACTATCATGCGCCATAACTACAGATCTGGCATGAGGTGTAAAGTAAGTTTTCCAAAATACTCTACCAGCACAATACGTAGATATACCCTGTTGCCGAGCTTTAAGGATTATAGCGCGAACTTTACCAGTTTCAGCAAGCTGTTTATCCAAGGCTTTAGTAATTTCACTTTGACATTCGTTAAAAGTAAAATCTACAAAACCTGCTCTAGCATCTTTAGTAATTATTTTTATGTTATCACTAGCAAATGATGTAAAGTCTTTTTCATATTGAATTAGTTTCTGTCGTTTTTGCTTTTCTTCTAAAAGCTTTAGAAGTTCTTTTTTATCTGTCATAGCTGTGTCCTCAACTAACTTTACTTTAAGGGGACATTTAAACTATACTGTAAAACTTTAAACGTCTCCTTTAAGAGGGGGGACATCTATCTATATAATATAGGATGAATTAGGATAGTATAGGGTTAAGGGATTAAGTTAATCTAACCTAATAATATATATATACCCCCTATATATTTCTTATACCCCCTACTTTTCCTATAGCAATCTCCTATATACCCATTACACTACACTTTACTTGAAGTTACTCACTATATCAACACTTAAAGCAACCTTAGGGCTATCTCTAATACTCTAGCAGCTCTCTCACTTCCCAAGTGCCTATCGGCACTCTCTCAATAATAATATAATCTAAATATATCCTATTAACTTCTTAAAGCGAGTATTATATCATGCAACAACTTCTTCCTTCAGAATCCCTAAAACTTCTCTTCTTCACACCTGAATATCATTATCAACTTCCCGATCATATTAAAAATAAAATATCCCCAGAAATCTTTCTTCACAACTTCTTCCATCCAGACCACCTCAATAACACTCAAAAGCTATACCAAAACCTTCCAAACAATCCATCTGTATTACAACTATATAACTCTATCAGCTGCTATATCCAAGCTCCTTGCCACCTTCATATCCTACACTACATAACTACATTCATAAGACACTACCAAATGCAAGACTTATTCACTGCCAATATAAACATCACCTAATATCACTTAATCAAAATATATATAGAGCTTAAACCCTCTATATATATTTTTATTGAACCACCAACATCCCTCAACCCACAACCCTCAACCAACATCCCTCATCCAACCTCCAACCGAAAGTTAAAAATCATGCAATATACAACTTTAACACTCGAAGACATCTTCAACATACCATTTCCATACGACGACGCTGCCATGCGCTACAACTATGCCCATGATATAGAGCGTCCTACTACACTTAAACTACTCAGCATCGAGCATACTGCCATCTCTTATCCTTGCGAAGAATCCTTCATTAACATCTTCGCACCATACGCTCAATCACCTCACTCTACTCAAATAGCGCGCGCCTTCTACGATGCCTATTGCCTTCATCACTTCATTCCTACTACAGCATACATCGAAAACCAACTTGCAGACATAAACTTCGCATCCGAATAACAATATCATCTACTTAAAATATATATAGAGCTTAAACCCTCTATATATATTTTTGGTAAACCGCCAACATCCCACAACCTACAAGTGCCTAACGGCACTCTCTCAATAATATAATCTAAATATATCCTACTAATTTCTTAAAGCGAGTATTATATCATGTATAACTTTATATTTAAAATCCAAGTATCTCTATTTAACTTCTTCTCCAAAATAACTCAAGCATTACAACCATGCTCATTCAAAAACTCTCTTAACCAAGCTAATAAACCGCTTAATACACCAATCGAACACGAAATATATAATGCATACAATCATCTCAATGCCACTATACAATTCCCAAGTGAAAAAGCTGTACTAAACTATCTAAATAAAAACCGCAAAATATCTCTAATTCAATTTAATTACATTATCAGCAAACATTCGGCACTATCCTTCTTACCATTTGGCAATGAAAATTAATCTACAAAGCTTACGCACAGCCTAAAAACTGTGCGTATCTTATATATCAACCCTCAACCCACAACAGAAAGCTCTTATCATGACTACAGCAATCATTTGTGCAATCATAATCTTAATCCTCTAACAGAAAGTTCTTATCATGCTTACACTAATCTCTAACATACTTCTTGCATTAACATTATTCATTACTATCGGTTGTATATTCTTAGCCATAGGTATGACAGCCCATATGAT